CTGAACCCCTTTCTCGATCCCGGTAATGAAGAAATTGATCACGGCGACGAAGGCGGTCGTCAGGACGTCCTGAACAAAGCCCCCGGCGGTCTCAAGTCCCGAGGTGAAGAGGGCGACGAACTGAAAGACGACCTTGACAAATCCCTCGGCGAGGACGTTCAGTCCCATTTCGACTCCCGCCATGAATGCGGTTCCGAGCAAGCTCGCGAGAGTCCCGTCCGAGATCGCTCCGTAAAGAATGCGAATCGTGTCCCCGATCCCCTGACCGAAGGAAGCGGCGAACCCGGATCCGCTTTGAAGGATATTGATCAGGTCTTGCAAGATCGGACCGACGGCGTCGGCGAGGGGGGCTCCGAAGACTCGAAGCATTTCCTCCCAAGAGGTCTTGATAATATTGATCTGACCGGGGACGGATTGCGCGAGGCGTTTCGCTCCGCCTTGGAACTTCGCGAAGCCCCCTTCCATGTTCAAGAAAATGTCGATCAGTTCCTCGGAGGCGATCGAGCCCTTCGCGATAGCGTCGAAGAATTCCTTCCCGAAGAGTCCGGTCTTCTTCATCAGTTCGTCGATCGCGGGGATCCCCTTCTCGGCGATTTGCTGACGAAGTTCCTCCATGCTGACGACGCCCTTTGATTGAACCTGAGCAAGGGCGGACCCGAGAAGATTCGCCTCGGTCGCGGTCAGTCCGACCGCCCCGGCGACGTCGAGGATATTCCGTTGAAGCTTGATCGCCTTCGTCGAGTCGAAGCCGAGGGCAATGAATTTCTGAACGGTCTTCGCTTGATCCCCGACCGAGATCCCGGTTTCGAGGGCGGTCTTCCGAAGCTCGCCGAGGACCTTGTCGGCTTCCTTGGTCGTTCCGGTCAATGCGGTGAACGAGATTCGAAGACGTTGAATCTCTCCCGCGAGAAGCGTTCCCTTGACCCCGGCTCCGATCAGGGCGGAAAGGGCTTTATAGGCAATGATCAGGGGGAGAAGGACGGCGAGAAGCGGCGCGAGGGCGGCGAGGGCTCCCGTTGCGGCGGTTCCGAATACCGCCATGGCTTGCGACGCCCTAAACATCCCGGAGGCGGCAAGGACCGACTGAGCCTTCAGAAAGGCGAAATCTCCCCCGACGGCTTTGACCTTCTCCCCGGTCTTCTTTGCTTGGGTCGCGGTGTTCTTCAGTCCCCGGACGGCGTTCGTTTGACCCTTGGCGATCTGACCCCCGGACCGTTCTCCCATGCGCCCGAACTTCGCGAACTCTTGATCGGCTTTCGTCAGGACACGGCGAACCGTCCCCCCCATTCGCTCGATCTCTTTATTGATTTGCGCGGCTCCGACACGGGCTCCCCGAGGGTCGATCGATACTCCTAGCGTTTTCAGGTCCATTTTAACGGGGGCGAGACTTCTTCGCCCGCTTTGCTTGCCTCTCGGCTCGCGAGGCGGCTTCCCCGATATATAGTTCCTCGGCTTTGGAAGTCACGCGCAAAAAGTGAACGGGATCGAGCCCGAAGGCGATCGCGAACGGAAAAGCGTCGGCGACCGCGATCGGGTTCGGAAGGGGGACTTGCCCCCCTGACATTGAACGACGGGCGGAGAGGATCCAAAAGGCTTCCCGGATCATCGCAAGATGAGGCGGAAGGATCGGTTCGTCGGTCAGGGCTTGGGGGATCTTGTCGTTCTCGAAGTCGATCAGGGCTTCGAGGTGTTCCCGTTGATCCCCGAAGTCAAGATCCCACCTGATCGCCTTCGTGAAAGCTTTCGGCGTCGGCGACGACCCCCTCGGCTTGGAAGTTCGCCATGTCCGAAGCTTCGGTCGTGAGGAAGTCGCGAAGGTCGGGGACTTGCTTCAGGACCGCGAGCTTCGCTTCCTTCGTGCATTCGACGGGTTCGCCTCCGTCAGTCACTCCCCGCCAATCGAGAAGGATCCCGAGGGCGACGGCTTCGATCCCGAGTTCGGTTTGCGTCTCGATATCCTTTCGGACCTTTGCGGGGTTGCGCTTCTTCGCGGCGGCGGAGACGGCGCGGCGGTATCCGGCGGAGTCGGTCGAGCGAATCAGAAATTCGGAGCCGTCCCATGGGACCCAAACGCCCTCTTTCTTCATTGCCTCGTCGGTCTTGTAGCTTTTAAGTTCCATACGACCAAAAGAAAAACCCCGAACTCGACGCGAGTCAAGTCCGGGGTGAAAGAAATCCGTTCGGATTAGGCGGCGACGAAGTCGATCGCGATCGTGATCGAGGTTACGGGATCGAGGATCGCCTGAAATTCGGTTTCGATCATCACGTCGGTATTGATCGACTCGATCTTCGGATCGCCTTGGTTCAGCTTGACCTCGGGGAGATAAATAAAGATCTGATTCCCGGCGTCGTCCTGAAGGCTGAATTCGAGGCTGATCGAAGTATGATTCCGAATCTTGTCGATGAAGTTATTGTCGAGGAAATAGACATTCAGGGATCCCTTGACCTCGATCGTTCCGGTCCCGATATCGAAGAATCCTTCGGTCCCCATTGCGTCCTTCCCCCGGAGGTTCGCGCCGACTTCGAGAGAGAGACTCTTGAACTTCTCGGTCGCGACGGCTCCGTCGAGGTTGATCGCTCCGACGTTGTTTGTCCCGTTGATCACTCCATCGGTCGGGGCGGCGGTATAGGTTCCCGAGTCGTCGATCGTGTCGGCGGATCCGGCGGGGGCGGTCGTCCCGAGCATATCGAAGGACCCGGTGACGATTTGCTTCGAGGTGATATCGAGGGAGAAGGTATCGACAACCATCCCGAGGAAGGTCTGAAAGAAGTCGTTCCCGGCGAGGTTGACGATCCCCTTTTCGATGGTGAAGGAAGGCTTCAGGACTCCGTTCGTAATGTTCCGCCCGGTGATATCGACGACGTCGGCGGGGTCGGTCGCGGTCAGGGTTCCGGCGGCGACGGTCAGGACGTCCCCGGTCGCGTTCTTCCCGATTACCCGGTGAAGACCATCGTTCCCGGCGGTCGCGGCGTCGGCGACCTTGATCAGGGATCCGACCCGGACCGTCGCGAAGAAATCTCCCCCGGCGTCGGCGGTGATCGTGTTGGCGGTATGATCAAAGGAGATCGACGAAGCCAGAAGGGAGACGGCTTGAACCGTGTTCCCGAGGGCGGAGGCGATGAAGGCTTCCTGACTCGAATAGGAAAGCTCGAAGTCAAAGGACCCGCCCGGATTCAGACCGACCTTCGACACGAAAGGAACCTGACGATCGGAGCGAATTTCTTCGCTCTGAACCGTGTCCTTGTTCGTCCCGAGGTCCTCTCCGGTGAAGCGGATCGCGGTCAGTTCGGGGGTTCCGGGAGTCGTCCCGAGAGTCACTTCGGGGATGAAGGCGAGAGAGGCGAGGTTTGCTTCGGACATATTCGAGGGAAGGTTCCCCCGAGAGATAATCTCGGAGGGCGCTTCCGTCGAGAAAAAAAGGACCCGGAGCGAATCCGTTCGCTAGACGAGGAGGTCGTCGAAGTGACCCGAGATCGAGGAATTGAATTGTTCGGTCCCCGAGGCTCCCTCGTCTTCCCCTCCGACCTTCCCGACGGGCTCGAAGCTCGCGGTCTGAAAGTTGACCGAAAGGCGGGTCGTCGAAGGAATGTCGGTCAGGTTCGAGGCGAGAAGGTCAAGCGGTCCCATGATTTGCTCGGCGATCAGGAAGGCGGCGGCTTCCCCCTCATGCTCGGGAACGAAGATCTGAAGGGTGAGGACGAAGGGCGTCCGCTTGCGATTGTTCGCGCCCGAGGCTCCCCCGATCGAGACGGCGTTCCGGGTCCCGAAGCCGAGGGTGATTCTTCCCCATGGTCCCGAGGTCGGGCGCTTGCCCCGGCGGTTGCGCCCCTCGATCGGGAAGAGGGCTTCGGTCGAATAGTCCGCCGAGCTTGCGCGGGCGGTATCGAAGGAACCGAAGATCGACTGACGGGCGAGGGAGAAGGCTTTCATGAGTTCGAGGCGATACTAGCGACAATCGCGTCGAATTCAACCTGAACCTCGGCGATCACGATTTCGATGAATTGGGCGGGGGCTTGTTTCGAACTCCCTTGGTTCAGAAATTGCATGTAATGAATCGCGGAGGTGACGAAGACGAGGTCGGTCCCGGTCAGGTTCCCCCCGTCTTGCGGTCTCGGAGCCCCATAGGACCCTTCCGGCGGGACGAAGGACGAGGGAGACCCTTCCTTGATATCCCAAGAGGCGCGGGCGCGTCCCGTATCGACGGGCGTCCGGCGGGAGAATTTTGTATGAATATCGAGGGCGAGCTTGATCACGACCTTCTCGACGGCGACGTTGATCTCTTTCGCGAAGCCTGAAATGTCCCGCTCGAAGCGGCGAATGTTCGTTAGATTACTCACGCCCCCGCCCCTCCCCGGCGTCCCGAGAAGATCGCGATTGAGCCCGTCGGGTCCGTCTCGGCTTTGAATACTTCCCAAATCACGTTCTCGGCGTCCTGAAGCTCGGAGTTCTGATCGACCTTCGAGAGGGCGAGCCCGGTCGGGAGGTCAGTCATATCGACGAGGAAGTTCTTCAGGGTTGCTTCGATCGGGAGATCCTCGCGTTCGGAGGTCGCTTCATATCGGAGGGCTTGCGAGACCGCGATTTCGTGTTCCCAAGTCGTCACTTCCGAATCGGCGGAGTGATTGACCTCGGTCGAAGGGTTGATCCTGACGGTCACCGCCTCGAAGGCTTGGGGCGTCAGACTCTTCGCGAGCTTGAAGGCTTGCGCGGCGAGGGCGCGGACGTCGATCGCCATGACTAGCGGACCGTCTTCACGACGTTGAACCCCCCTCCGGTTGAAAGGTCCCCATAGCAGGAAAGCAAGTCGTCAACGATCGAGGGGATTTGCTTCTTCGCCTTCCCGTTGAATTTGATTTCGAGGGCTCCCTTCCCGAGTCCGATCCCTTCGAGTTCGTTCTGAGCGACCTCGGCGGTCAGGTCCTCGACGAGGAGGAGACGAGCAAGCTCGGCGGTTGCGTCCTTGACGGGGACGGGGACGAGGGTCGCGGGCGTCTCGAACTCATCACAAAAGACGTCGGTCCTTGGCCATGCGAGAGCTTGCGTCGAGGACTTCTTCTCCCCCGCCCATTTCGTCTTGCGGTCGAGGAGACGGGTCGCCATGACGAGAGACGCTTCCTTGTTCGCGGTCGTCGCGGCGGTCCAAGCTGAAGCATAGAGAACGGATTCGTGATAGAGATCAGATTCGGCGACCGAAGCGAAGGAGTTCGCGTTCGCGAGTCCGGTTCCGTCTTCTAGGGTGAGGGTCAAAGCCATGAGCTAGGGATAGGCGATCAGGCGGAGGGATTCAATCTCGAAATCAACCGAGGTCCTCGATCCCGTATTGCGCCATAAGGGCGGAGGCAAGCTCGCGGGTTTGGGCATGGGTGACGGTCGTCGCGTTCTTCCCATGGGCGACGGCTCGGATATCGAGAGTTGCGAACGATTGGGTCGTCGCGTTCGGGTTGATGTGAGCCATTACTTGCCAATTCCCGGCGAAGTCGTTCAAGTCGTTTTGCGTGAAGCTCGCGGGGACGCAAAGGGCTTCCCCGTCGAGATCGACGAGCAATCCTTCGGCGGCGTTCGGCGAATGGTGAATCGCGAAGCAATGCCAGTTCCCGTCTTGAGCGTCGGCAATCGCGGCTTTGTTCGATCCTTCGCCCGAGGAGGTGGCGTCGGTTCCTCCCCCTCCCCCTGAGTTATAGAACCAAGTCCCGGCGGTCCCCCATCTAAAATGCGGGCGTTCAATGAAGGTTTGCCGATTGGAAAAGATATAGCAACTATCCGTGTTCGTGATCGCTAAAAATCGGAAGACGAAAATCTTCACCATCACGTTAGGGGTCGGGTCACCGCCTGACGTTTTGATTCGGTTCGCGACCCCGTTCGCCATTCGAGTGTAATCGTCAATGACGATTGGGAGGTCGGCGGACGTCGAGCCAAGGCTATTGACCCAATTCCCGACGTGCTGACTCGGCGAGAGATCGATGAAATGAGCGACCTTCCCGGCTCCGGCTCCCGATCCGGGGAACCAATTATCCGAGCTTTCCATATTATAAAGACCGAACCCGTTCGCCTCGGCGATAGGGATCGGAGAGCCTCCCCCCGAGGGGGCTTGCTCTTGCGTCAGACCTCGGACAATTCCTCGGGTTCCTCTGATGATTGCTCGGCCCATGGGTCTATCGTCCGACGTTCAACCCCTTGAAGGTTCCGACCTTCGTCAGGAAGTAGCGAACGGAGGTCAGGGTCCCCGAAGGCTGAAGGAGGAGGTTCGGGAGTCCGGCGTCGAAATAGATCATTCCTTCGTCGGCGAAGGCTTGGGGCGATCCCGCCGAGTCGGCGCTTCCCGGAGTAGGGAGAGCGGCGGTCTCGTTCGTGAAGACGTCGGTCCCTGCTTGCGCGGTCCCGAGGACGGCGGCGTCGAAGACGTTCGTCACTTCGTCGAAGGTCTCGGTCGAGACGATAGCGTTCCCGAGGGTCCCGGTAGCGAGAGCCTCGACGGTCAAGACGTCCCCGATCCATCCGATTGCGGTCGCGGAGGCGTTCGGGGAGTTGCTCCCGTCGGTCCCATTGATCGCGGCGATCACGGCGAGCTTCAGGGCGGGGAGATCGACGGAGACGGGGATCTTCCCTTCCCCCTTGTCGCCCTCGGCGGTGAACGTATAGGTCGAGGCTCCGATCACGAAGGCGTCGGTCTCGATTGGGTTCGTGTCGATTGTGAGTTCCCCTCGGGCTTTGACTCCCCCATTAACCCCGGTGAATAGCTCGGGGGTCAATGTTTGAGAGTTGAAGTCGTCGCCTTCGAGACCGCAAATCAGAAGATAGGACTCGCCAAGGACGAGGGGGAGAATCACGGCGGCGGAGGTCGTGAAGGTTCCTTTTTGATGGGTGAGGGCGTCGGCGGACATTGCTTCGGGGTGTTTGGTTCGGTTTGGTTTGGGAGATTACTTCGCGGGAGTATTCGGAGCGGGACCCTTCGGACCCTTCGGACCCTTCGGAGCCCTTGCGGAGGGCTTGGGACCTTTCGGGGTCTTCTTAGCCTTGGCGGGCGCGGAGGGCTTGGGGGCGGCGTCAGAGTCGAGGACGACGTCGGTCCCGGAGTCAGGCGGAGGGGTCCCGTCTCCGTCGGGTTCGACGATAGCGTCGTCCCGTTCGTCGGTCGGCTCGGCGTCTTCGTCGGCGGCGACGATCTCGGGCTCGGGATCGGGGGCAAGTTTGACCCCGTTCGGAAAGCGTTGAAGGACCTTCTCTTCGACAAGCTCGACGGTGACCGTCGAGGCGTCGAATCCCTGACGGGCGAGTTCCTTCACGACGTCGAGGGCGATCCCGCAAAGGTTCGAGACGGTGACGACCTCGAAGGTCTTCGGGGCGGCGGCGGCTTCTTCAGCTTTGCCTTCATTGGTGAGTCGGGCGCGGCGATCATGTTCGGCGAGGCGTTGCGCGGGTCCCATTTCCTGAACGTGAGTTTTCATCGTGTCGCGAGGATCGAGGACGGTCGGGGAGATTCCGGGTGAGGTCATGGGGCGAACGTAGGACGGAGGCTTGATCGTGTCGAGACGAAAAAGCGGGACGAATCCCGGAGGACCCGTCCCGCTTTGGGAGTTCTTTTGGCGGTGAAGGCTTAGAAGCTCGCGAGGACCGTCAGGACGTCGGTATCGGCGAAGTCGGCGGATCCCGCATTGTCGAGGGTCACGATCTCCCCGTCGATCGTTCCGATTCCGTCGTAAGCTTTGAAAGCCCCGGCGGCGGTTCGGACTTGAACGAGGATCGCGGTCGGAGTTCGACCGAAGGCGAACACGGCAAGACCTTGCGTGACCTCGGCGGCGGTAGCGGCGCGGCTTGCCATGACGGCGAAGTTCACGTCGTTTGCGGGCTGATCAGGATTCACTTCCCGAAGGGTCGATCCGGCGGCGACGGTCGCGGTCGTATCGAAGGGAGCGGGCTTCCGAGAGATAAACGCGGCGTAGGTCGTCCCGTCGATTGCTCTGAAGTCGTTCCCTTGATTCGCTTTGACAGCGGCGACGATATCGTCGAAGTCGTCGGCGACTGATCCGTTCCCGGTGATATCGACGATGACATTCCCGGCGGTCACGGTTGCGTCGTCGTCGGCTTCATAGGTGACCCCGTCGAGAACGAGAAGGTCTCCGTCGGCGAGTTGCCCGGTCAGGGCGAGGACGGCGAGCCCGACGAGGTTCCCCCCGAGGGCGCGGTTTGCGACTTTTTGAATGGTTGTTTTCACGGTTTGCTTTGGCTTTGGATTGAAAAGGGGGGGCGAGGTTGCCCCCGCCCCCTTTCAAGGTTTAGGCTTTAGCGATCCCCCTCGGTTAGAGGCTGATCACGTTCGAGCGAATGCGGACGATTGGGACGTTCTTCGACTCCCAAACACGGACCCAATTCGCGGCGACTTCGAGATCGGAGTTCGAGGGGAACTTCCCGGTCACGGTATCGTTAGCGAACTTGACTCCCCGAGGGTGCATGAAGTTGCCCCAACGGTGAACGAGGTTCGTATCCCCGGCGAGGGCGTCGCGTTCGAATTCGACTTCCCACGTTCCGAAGCCTCCGTCGAGAGGGGCGGAGTCGCGATAGTTGCCCATGGCGATCGCTCCGGTTCCGAAGAGGTAAGAGGTGTAAACGAGTTTCGAATCGACCGTCTCGGTCGGGCAAGTGTCGTCAACGATCAGGCGGAGCCCTTGGAAGGACTCGATCATGACTTGACCGTCTTGATCGCGAAGCGTGTCGATCAGACCGAGCTTCCGAAGGAGACCTTCGACGCTAGAGTGAACGATGATCGCGGTCAGGCGGCGGGCTCGGTCGCCGAGCTTTTGCTTGCCGTCGATGAAGGTCGTCCCGGTCAGGATGTTCGCCGACGTCGGAGTCGCGCCCCCGCTCGGAACGTGAAGGTCGAGCGTATTCACAGCCATAGAGGCGGCGGTGAAGACTCCCTTCAGGGTCGAGAAGAGTTGCGCCTGAAGTCGGCGGGCCTTGTAAGCGGCGACGAGTTCACCGATCGCGGCTCCCGGATCGGACCCGGCGAGCATTCCCGCAAGGTCATTGTAGGCCCAAGCTCGCGCCCGGATACATTTCACGGCGACGTCTTGCGACCCGACGATCTTTCCGGGGGTGAGGCTCGAACCGTCGTCGGGAACTTCGTCGTCCCCGTCAAGGTCTTGCCAGAAAGGCATATCGATCAGCTTTCCGCCGGCTTGAATGAGGGCGTCGAATTGCGGATCGGATTGGACGATTCCAGAGGTAATGAATTCCGAAAGTTCGGCGGTGCGCTCGATCACATACGGAACCCAAACATCAGGAATCACAACGTCGGAAACTAGCGTTTTAGCCATTGGATTGGTTCAGTTTAGAGTTAGGGATTGCGTCTCTTGGCGAGAGGGATCCCCGATCCCGTTCCTTAAACCCCCCCGCCGGGGGAGCAAGCTTCTCATGAAGACGCCCGAGGATTGGCGAGATCCTCGGGCGTGTCAAGATGTTTTGGGGGCAAGTCGCCCCTTTTCTATTTTACGCTCCCGAGGAAGTTCCCCATGAGGCTTTTTCCCTTCCAAATAGGAACGTTGACGTGAAGGAACTCGCCCGACTTCGAGACGAATTCAATCCCGAACCCGTGAGACCAGTTCGTCGGGTTCGAGTTCCTCCAAAGCGGTTGACGCTTGCAAAGACACCCCGCATTCCAAGCTTTGACGAGACCGACTCCGGTCAGGACGAGGGAGGCGGTATCTTCGCGGTGAGTGTGAGCGAAGTTCACGTTCGCGGCGGTCGCCGAGAGGCTCGACATGGCGGCGTTCTTCGCCCCGGATAGTTCATGAACGAAGAAGATCTTCCCGAGCTTGATCATCCCCGGTTCTTCGAGGTCGTGATACCTGACCCCCCGGCGGTAATACTGAATTCCCCGTTCGGAGAGACCGAGCAAGAATTCCGGCGAGATCAGCTTCCGAAGGAACTCGGACTCGCGTTCGTGTCGAAGGGTCTGATCAATACACCATCGCTCGACACGATCTTCGTGATTCCCTTCGATATAGTGAACCCGAGCCTTCGGGGCGGCTTTGGCGAGTT